GCATGTGATCCGCGAGCACGGCGCCACGGCGATCTACACCACCGTCAGCCGCATCTGCCAGCACATCAAGGGCAGCTTCGGCAGCGACGCCAGCTACACCGAGGCCCAGGCCATCGAGCTGTTCGCCCAGGCCGACCTGCTGGTGATCGACGAGGTGGGCGCCAGCCGCGACAACGACTTCGAGCGCATGAGCATCTTCGAGGTGGTGAATAAGCGCTACGAGGAGATGAAGCCGACCGTCCTGGTCTCGAACCTCTCCGCGACCAAGTTCGAGGCGAGCGTCGGCGATCGCACCGCTGACCGGCTGCGCGAGGGTGGCGGCTTCGTCCTGCTGTTCGAGTGGGAAAGCGCCAGGCGAGGTGCCGCATGAAGGCCTGCTGGATGGTCCTGCTCCCCAATCGCGCGCCCTTCGCAATGGTCGGCGCCCAAATCAAACGCGACGAGGCCCTGACCTGCGCTCGCATCATCTGGCCGGAGGCCGACGTAGCATGATGTTCACCGAAGCAGAGATGACCGAGGCCCGCCGGCTGGCCTACGACCAGGGCTTCAACCGTGGCAGCGGTATGGACCCCAAGGTTCAGCACACCGAGGCCTACATCCACTTCCGCGAGCAGGAGCTGGCCCAGCCGGTGAAGCGCGAGCGCAAGGCCCCGGCACCGCGCCGCCCGATCGGCGACTTCCTGGGCGATGGCGAGGGCCGCGGACTATGAGCGCCTTCGTCACCTTCAACCTTCTGCTTTCCCTGGGTACCGCCGGTCTGGTCGCCATCAGCCACCGCCGCAGCGCCCATCGCCGCGCCACCTCCCAGGCCTATCGGTCGGGAGCTGCCCAATGAGCCGCGCCCAGTCCAAGAAGCTCCGCGACAGCGCCCGCGGCCAGGAATGCACTCTGCGCATCCCGGGCGTCTGCAACTTCAACCCCGAGACCACGGTGCTGGCTCACGTTGCCTGCGGCCAGAAGGGCATGGGCCTGAAGAGCCCGGACAACATGGCCGTGTTCGCCTGCAGCTGCTGCCATGACCTGCTGGACGGCCGCCGCCAGGGTGAGCTGGATCAGCGCGACGTCATCCGGGCCTTGGGCGAGACCCAGGCCATCTGGATCAGCCAGGGCCTGATGACGATCAAGGGGGCGGCATGACTGGAATCGTCCTGCCATGGCCGCCGAGCAACAACACCTACTACCGCCGGGTGGGTGCCAAGACCCTCATCAGCGAGAAAGGTCGCCAATACAGCCGCTCCGTGACCCAGCTGTGCGCTGTGGCCAGATTGAAGCGCAGGGAGGGTCGCCTTCAGGTGGTCATCACGGCCTGCCCGCCAGATCGGCGCCTGCGCGACCTGGACAACATGCTCAAGGGGCTGCTCGACGCGCTTACTCACGGCGGCGCCTGGGTCGATGACAGCCAGATCGATGACCTGCGCATTGTCCGCGGCCCGGTGACTGCCGGCGGCGCGGTATCAGTTGAGATTCAGGAGATCCTGGCATGAATCACCCAGCACAAGACCTGGCCGGCCTGGCCCGGCAGATCCTCGGCCATTCGCTGGTCGTCTTCCTGAGCCACCATGACGAAGCGCACCAGGCCGCACCGGAGAATGCCCGCGAGCTGATCGCCGAGATGACTGCTCTGTCTGCCCAACGCCTGGCCGCCGCCACGGACGAAGAGCTGCGCCGCCGCTGGCAGGTACTGGAAGAACAGCGGAGCCAGTGCTTTGGCCGGATCTCTGCCGCCCAGGGCCTGCGCTCTGGCCGTGGCCGGGGTGACCGGTTCAGGTCCTGGCGTAACACCAGCACCATCGACCGCGCCGCCGAGGAAAAGGCCCAGCGTGACATGTCACGTTTTCAGACCGAGAAGGGCCTGATCACCGAGGAGATCCAGCGGAGGGCCAATGCGCAAGCAGCACGGGCCTGACCTCACCCGCAAGGTGAAGCCAATTTCGCGTTGCGTGACATGTCACGGGCGAGGCGTCACCAAGGGCGTCTTCTACGAGATGGCGTGCGATGCCTGCGCCGGCACCGGCTGGGTCGACCACGCCACCGGCCAGGCGATGCCCGCCGAGGATCTGGTCTTCACCCTGAGTCACCGCCTCCTGCACCTGGAACAGCAGCTGGCCACCCTGCAGCGGATGCAGCCCTACGAATCGAGCAACCGCCGCGGGCCGCATGGCTCGCACCGCACCGGAGACTGACCCATGCGCAACATCAGCAGCTGCTACCTCCTCAAGCAATGGGGTATCTGGAGCCGCATTCAGGCCAGCATCGCCAACTATATCTGCCCGACCTATGCGCTGATGCGCGACAACGTCGCCACCGAGTCGCTGCCCACTCCGGACATCGATGACCTGGAGGCGCTCTGGGTGGATCGGATGCTGTCCATCCTGAAGGAGCGAGACCCGCAGTGCTTCCGCGCGGTGTGGCACTACTACCGCTTCGACGGCCTGACCTACCGCAAGCTCGGCATGATGATGGGGATCACTCACGTGAAGGCCGCGGAGCTCGTAAAGTCGGGTGAAGCATGGCTGGATGGCCGACTATCAGCAGTGTGCGAGGCTGCTTGATTGATATGTTTCACGAATCGTTGACAGTGGATTACAACACCTATACGATTTATTCCATGCTGCGATAGCTGCAAGAGCAGAGCGCAACACACTAGAGACCCCGGCCACCGCGCCGGGGTTTTGCGTTTCTAGAGTTCGCGCCAGGTCACATCCGATACTCCCGCGACTTCAGCAAGGCTTCGGTTGGTGTTTGATGGTTCGGTTGGACGCTTGTCCAGCATCGGTATCCTGAGCTTCTCGACAATAGCGCCCCAAGCTTCATCGTCTGAGAAGAACTCCTGCTCCACGGTGAACGTTTCCTGTTTGCCGCCCTTGGTGTAACTGACCTCGAAACTGCGCATATCTATAAATGCACTCCTGTGGTGGAAGACTCAGTCTTGTGCCGGGGAGGCGGTATCGCCATGCGCGGCGACAAGCGGGCGGATTTACGTGATTCGCCTTTCCATGGCTGGCTTTCTGCCGGCCTACCCCCTTTGCCGTATCGGCGCAGTACCGAGAGAGACGAACGATGGAGCCATCCGCACTCGCAACGAGCGGGCTGGGTGTCGTCGGACTTGGAGCCGGTGCGTTCATGGCGATCCTGCTCTGCTTCAACAAGTGGCTGGAGATGCGCAGAGCTGACCAGACCCAAGTGGGCATCCTCGAAACCGACCGCAAGTTCCAGCAGGAGCGAGCGGACAAGGCTGAGGTCAAGGCCGACGAGGCATGGAAGATCGTCATTCAGATCAGGGACGAGCTGACATCCGTCAAGATCCAGAACGCCACTCTGACCGAAGAGGTCCGCCACCTGCGTGAGGAGAACCAATCTCTGAACGCCAAGGTGGAAGACCTGATGGGGAAACTCAAATGACGCACCGCGAGCGGGTACAGACCGCGTGGGACAAGAGCGGGGTGGCGGTATACGCGACCCTTGCAGTGCTGCTCGCTGCTGCCTGCGGCTTCTCGGCCGGCATGTGGTCGGCCAAGAGTGACATCCTCGCGCTGATCGCTGCTCACCGTACCGAGAGCGACAAAGACGACCAGGCATGCCGGGCCGACATCAGCTACCTGCGTGAGCGTCTGGTGGAGTCCAAGCAGATCATCGCCCGACAGTCCGATCAGTTGGCTGCCGCTGGTGTGAGCTCAAGCCAGGCCGCCATCAAGGCGAGCGACGCGGCAAGTAAGGCTGCTGACGCTGTCCAGACTCAGCAGGCTGGTCAGTGACGGTCGGCCTAATCAGCGAGCGCGCCGGTACATGAGCACAACCGTTATAAGGGGCTGTTAGAAAAAGGGGCAGGGCATTACCCCTGCCCCTTATATCAAGCCTCGACGTCCAAAGCGTTCACAGCACGGGAGAAAATCCCCTCGTAACGACGTTTGGTGCGCTTGAAGTGGCCGGTGGCGACAAGCGCGTCAACTACCTCAGCCACCGCTTGCATCGTGTCCTTGTAAGGAGACCCATCCAAGAACAAGCGGCGGATGATCGGGTCCAGGGTCATATGCTGGTTTTCAGGGTATTTATCGTAAGCCTGAGCACGTTGGTTAATAGCGAGATGCGAGATCTCATGCTCGCGAAGGTAATCGAGAAGTGCCGGGACGCTCAGCATCGCATTAGGTCCGCCATAAGGAAGCTTGATCATGGTTTCATCCTCGTTGAGAAGGGATTTGGATGAACCGACCGACATGGCTTGGCCCGACATCAGAGCGCGATACGCCTGGATCGGTAGCACTGCGAACATCGCTTCGCCATCTACCCCGTGGATGAATTGGACGTCAGTCATCTTGAATCTCCGATTGCTTCGTTGTTGAAATAAATTTACTACAATGTAGTAAACAAAGCAAACGAGATGTTGAAGATTAGTTCCATTACCTTCGGAGAGAGCTATGGGGCAATGCGAGGAGCTTCTCACTGCGCTATGCGCTCAGACCAAAGCACTTTTAGCGCTGGCCGAAAGCAACAGACAGCTGGCGGAGAGCAACCGCGAGATGGTGGACTACCTGGCCGACCAGCAGGGCGAGGGCGCCGTTGACGAGGCACCACGCCGTGACCTGGCAGGCAGGCCCATCTGATGGGCAAGCTCCGGATGCTCAAGCCCAAGACCAAGACGCTCAAGGAGCGGACGGCAACCGTGGCGCCTGGCTCCTGGCGTACCTCAACGCAGACGTCATCCCAGCGCGGGTACGGCTACAAGTGGCAGCAGGCTCGCTTGGTCCACCTGCAGCAGCATCCGCTCTGCATCTACTGCGAGCGAGCTGGCCGAGTCACCGAGGCTACTGTGGTCGACCACGTCGTCCCTCACCGTGGCGATGAGGCGCTGTTCTGGGACCGCAGCAACTGGCAGTCCCTCTGCAAGCCTTGCCACGACAGCACGAAACGTCGTGAGGAGATGCAGGCCGTCGACCTGTAGGGGGTAGGCGGGTCCAAAGTCTGGAGCCTGAGGGCTTCTAGACCGCGCCCCCTCGCATTCGCAGATTTTTTTCCCGTTTCAGGAAAAAGTTAAATGGCATTAACCGAGAAGAAGCGGCGGTTTGCTGACGCGCTCCTCTCGGGAGCCAGCAACAAGAAGGCCGCAATCGACGCTGGCTACAGCGAGAAAACCGCGCCCCAGGCCGGTTCCAAGCTCGCAAAGGATCCCGACATCGTCGCCTACGTGGCGCGGCGGAAGCAGTTCGACGAGGCCAAGGCTGAAGTTAAAGCCGAGACCGAGAAAGTTAACTCCGAGCGCTCGGCTGAAACCGAAGCGAGCGGCAACGATCCCATCGCCTTCCTCGAGCGGATGATGGCGAACGAGCTTGAGGACCCGAAGCTGCGCATTGATGCGGCCAAGGCCCTGCTGCCCTACAAGCACGCCAAGAAAGGCGAGCTCGGCAAGAAAGAGCAGGCGAAGGAGAAGGCTGGCCAGGCCGCGGGCGGCAAGTTCGGCCCGCGCCAGCCACCGCAACTCAGGTCGCTGCCAGGCGGTAGGCCGTGAAGTGGTCGACCGCGTGCCCCGACTGGGAGCGCAGGATCGTCGCTCGCGAGTCGCTCATCCCGCAGGGTCCTCTCTTCCCGGACCAGGCCGCTGAGGCGCTGGAGGTGTTCGGCCAGCTGCGCATGGTGGATGCCACCGGCAGCCCGCTGATGTGCGAGACCGTCCGCCCCTGGGTGAACGAGTTCGTCGCGGCGATCTTCGGCGCCTACGATGCCGAGACCGGGCGCCGGATGATCACCGAGTTCCTGCTGCTGATCAGCAAGAAGAACGGCAAGTCGACCATCGCCGCCGGCATCATGCTGACGGCGCTGATCCTCAACTGGCGGCCCTCCGGCGAGTTCGTGATCATCGCGCCGACGAAGGAGATCGCCGACAACAGCTACATCCCGATCCGCGACATGGTCGGCGCCGACGAGGAGCTGAAAGAGCTCATCCAGGTGCAAAACCACATCCGGACTGTGACCCACCGCGTCACTGGCGCCACGCTCAAGGTCGTGGCGGCCGACAGCGAGACCGTATCGGGCAAGAAGGCCATCGGCGTCTTCATCGATGAGCTCTGGGTGTTCGGCAAGCGCAACAACGCCGAGGCGATGCTGCGGGAAGCCACCGGCGGCCTGGCGTCGCGCCCCGAGGGTTTCATCATCTGGGCCACCAC